TTATATTAACTCACGGTAGACCTAATAATGTTAAAACTTTAAATACTTTAAATAATTGTGGCTATACGGGTAAAATTTATTTTATAGTTGATAATGAAGATAAATCTATAAAAGAATATCAAAATAATTACGGAATAGAAAATGTAAGAATATTTGACAAAAAAGAAATGGCAGATAGCATTGATGAAGGTAATAATTTTGATGAGAGAAGAACAATTACACACGCAAGAAATGCTTGTTTTAAAATTGCAAAAGAAATAGGAGTTACTTATTTTATTCAATTAGATGATGATTATACAAGTTTTGAATGGAGATATGAAAGTAATGATGGAAAAAAATTAAAAGTTCATAAAATAACAAATCTTAATAATATAATTGATTTATATTTAGAATTCTATAAAAATAATAATTTTAAAACTATTGCATTTGCACAAGGTGGTGATTTTATTGGTGGTGTAAAAAATCCTTATGTTAAAAAAAGACCATTGCTTCGTAAATGTATGAATAGTTTTTTTTGTAGTACAGAAAGAGAATTTAAATTTATTGGTGCAATGAATGAAGATGTGAATACATATACTACATTAGGAAGTAGGGGTGAATTATTTGGAACAATACCAATGATAAGTTTAACTCAAACTGCTACTCAAAGTCAAAAAAACGGTATTACTGATATGTATAATAAATTTGGAACTTATTGCAAATCTTTTACAACAGTAATGATGCATCCAAGCGGAACAAAAGTTTCTATAATGAACACTTCAAATCCAAGAATACATCATTCTATAAAATGGAATAATACAACTCCAATGATAATATCTGAAAAATATAAAAAATAATGACAGAACAAGAAACAATAAACAGAATGTTAATGGAAGTACTTGAAGAAGACTGCTACATTGACCCTCAAAAAGAAATAGAATATCCAATACCTGCAATTAGTTTTGGTGAGAAAGAATACGAAACAAAAGATGGTTATAAAACATATCCGCTTCCTATTGGAACTTATGGAAACTTTAGTTTTATACAAGCACCACCAAAATCTAAAAAGACGTTCTTTATTTCGCTTTTAAGTGCGGTTTATATGAAAAACGAATTACAAGGTTTTGGAGGAAAATTAAGGGGAAACAGGCAAGATAAACACGTTATTCATTTTGATACAGAACAAGGCAACTTCCACGCATCAATGGTTTTCAAACGTCCGTTACAAATGTGCGGTTTAAAAGATGATAAATATCATACATACGCATTACGACAATTAGGTTTTAAAGAAAGAGTTTCTTTTATTGAATACATACTTTACGACAAATTAGAAGGCAAAGATATTGGATTAGTAATTATTGATGGTATTGCAGATTTATGTTCTGATGTAAATAGTATAGAACAGGCTTCAGAAGTTGCTCAACATTTAATGCGTTGGTCAAAGGAATTAAATTGTCATATTGTTACAGTTATTCACTCAAACTTTGGAACAGATAAACCAACGGGACATTTAGGTTCGTTCTTGGAAAAGAAAGCTGAAACTCAAATCCAATTAGAATTAAATACAGTCAATAAAGAATTGGTAAAAGTAAGTTGTAAAAGAAGTAGAAATGCAAGTTTTGAAGATTTTAATTTTAAAGTTAATAATTTTGGATTTCCGCAAGTTGAAGGTGATTTATATGATATACTAAAAAATGTTAATTGTTAAAATTATGAAAGTATTAAATTTATATGCTTGTTTAGGTGGTAACCGATACAAGTGGGACGAAGTAGCAAAAGAAGCAGGGGTAAAATTAGAAGTTACAGCAGTTGAATTAGACCAAGAAGCTGCAATATTGTATCAAGAGCGTTTTCCAAATGACAAAGTAATAGTTGCTGATGCACACCAATACTTATTAGAAAACTTTAAAGAATTTGATTTTATTTGGAGTTCACCACCTTGCCCAAGTCATAGTAAAGTTAGAATTACTCAAAAGACAAGAGAAAACTTTAAATTCTTATATCCTGATTTGAAATTGTATGAAGAAGTTATTTTTTTAGATAATTTTTTTAAAGGTAAATATGTAATTGAAAATGTAACACCATATTACGAACCATTAGTACCTGCTCAAAAAAGAGGTCGTCATTTATATTGGACAAACTTTACTTTACCAAATGATATTAATGAAAGAAAGTTAAACGGAATTTTATGCTCAATGGAAAATGAAATAGATACACTTTGCGAATTTCACGATTACGATTTTAGAAAATATAAAGGCGAACAAAGATTAGATAAAATGGCACGTAATTTAGTAGATTATGAAGCAGGAAAGACTATTTTTGAAATAGCTTTAGGAATTGTAAACAAAAAAGAAACCAAACAAATTGAATTATTCTAAAATGTTAATAACTTATTAATAAATTTGAACTATGGAAAATTTAACTATTAAAAATCATTTACAAGCGTTACAAGTTAGCACTTCAAGAATGTTAGTTTACAATTCTGATAATCCTGAATTATTAGCTTACTTTAAAGACGTTACTTTTAAGCTACAAATGATTGAAGAATTATTAGAAGTTGATGCTATTTTAGATTGGCAAAGTATAGAACAAGCATACAAAGAAATTTTAAAGCAAGATTCAGAACTTACAGACGTTGAAATAAAAATTAGTTTAAAACCTGCAACAGAAAAAAAGGTTGCAAAAATAACCGCAAAACTTTATTAATTATGATTATATACATTTTATTATTTTTATTAGCTATTCTTTTAATTTGGGCTCACCAAACAGGCAAAGATATACAGATAGCATCTATTCAGGGTTTTATGTTAGGAGTTCTTTACGATTGTGATGAGCAAGAACAGGAAAAATATTATACTATTCAAGTTTTGATTGGTGTATTAGCAATAAACATTTTATGGGAAACGAATTAATATTAGAACGAGTTGCAAAGTATCACAAAGATTGGGTAGAACTTGCTTCGGTATTTGACAAAGATTGGGCTGAAGATATTGTACAAGAAATGTATCTTTTATTACATAAATACAACGTAACAGAACAGCAAATGTTTACCAATGGTAAAATCAATCGTGGTTATGTATTTATAATAATTAGAAACATACACTTTCAACTTCATAATATTAGAAAACGTATTGACAAATGTGAACTGAATGATGAAATTTACAACTTAATTGATGACTATTCAGAAGATAAAGAGAACGAATGGAACGATTTTAGGATAAAAGCAGAGCAAGAAGTTAACAGTTGGGAATGGTACGATAAAAAGCTATTTACTTTATATAGAGATAATAAAACCTCAATAAGAAAATTAGCAAAAGAAACAGGTATTAGTTTTGTTTCTATATTTCACACGTTAAAAGCTAATAAGCAAAAACTTAAAAGGTTACTTCAAGAAGATTACGATAACTTAAAACTTTAAAAAAAATATTATGGTAAATAAAGAATTTGTTAGGATTTCTTTTAGTTGTAATAATAAATATTTTGATTTTGAAAATGTGTTAAAAAATCAAAAAGGATATTCTTTTTTAAATTATCAAATAATAGAAAATAATATAAATAATTATTATCCAAAATTTGCACACATTGTTGATTACTTAAGAAATAAAAAACTATAATTTAAAACTTTAAAAAAATGGGAAGACCAAAAAAATCAAAAGGACTTGGTGATACAATAGAAAAAATCACAGAAGCAACAGGAATTAAAAAAGTAGTTGATGCAATATCAGAAGTCACAGGAATTGATTGTGGGTGTGGTGAACGTAAAGAATTACTTAACAAAATGTTTCCTTACAAGAAAACTGAATGTATTAACGATATAGATAACGAATGGTTAACTAATTTTTTCTCAACTACTAATAATCAGTTAACACCGAAGCAGCAAAATAGAGTTACTGAAATTTATAAGAATGTATTTAATGAAAACATACAGCCTTCAAATTGTGGTTCTTGTTGGAGAGATAAAATAAACGAACTTAAACAAGTTTATGACACTCAAAGAGCATAAGTTTGTTGAAGATGTTAGGCTTTTATTTGAGAAACACAAAATAGAATATTTAAAAGTAACCACAATAAAAACTGTTCTTGATAAAAGAATTAACGGATACCACATACATTTTAAAAATGAAAGTAAATAACCAAAATAGGTTTGAAGTAACATTTGATAAAACAAAGTTCAGTTTATTAAACAAAGACAAAAAGATTTCGTGGTTGTTTAGAAGTTCTGAAGTTGGAAAGTGTGCTAAAATCTTTGATGACTATTATAACTCTGAACAAACTTTAACTCCAAAAGGTTGGTTTTTATTTTATAGGTCAGTAATGGGTGTTGATATACTAAAAGAAGTTTCCAATAAGATTATGGAAATAACTAAATTAGATGAAGCTACCTGTTTTGAATATACAAAGTTCAGAGTTCTTGGTCAAACTTGGAATGGTATGTTAAACGAAATAGATTTAATTAACGAACTTAAACAAGAATTTCCAAACATTGAATTTAGAAAGGCAAACTATAATTTAGATGAAAACTATTTTACTGATTGGGAAGCATACAGTTACGGAAAGTTATTTTTAGGTTTACAAATTAAACCAATAACGTATCAGTATATGAATACACCTTATCAGAATCAGGCTAAATTGAACCACGAACTGCAAAGGCAAAAATACAAAGATGAGTTTAAAGTTCCACATTTTTTAATATATTACGAGAACAATAAACTACAAGACAAACAAAAAGTAATAGATAAAATAAATACATTATTAATAAATTTAATAGAAGTTAGATGAACACAATACAATTAGAATATTTAAAACAAGTTATCCTTTCACAACTGTTATTGGAATGTAACGAAAATTTACGATTTACAACACAATACAGACAACAACTAAAGCACAGGATAAACTTACTTAACAAGGATTTAGAAAGCGTGGTATTTAAAGAATATACGAGTGTTTATAAAACCGACCCTGAAATGACTACAAACATTTTAAACAAGATAGAAAGTTTGGTTACTAAATTAACCACCTCAACACTTGATGAGTTAATTATGATTAACGCAGTTATTGAAAAATACAACGATAACAAAGAATGGTTTAAAGAATATGCAGAAACAGAATTTTTAAAAATAGACTAATGAGCAAAATAACACCAATACACTATATGACAGAATCAAGAGTTGATGTAATAGACTTTTGTAAAATGTACGATATGAATTTTAATCGTGGAAACATAGTAAAGTATTTAGCACGTGCAGGTAAAAAAGATAATGAACTTGATGACTTGCGTAAAGCCTTAAATTATTTAATGCGTGAAATAGAACACCACGAAAAACTGCAAGAACAATGGATAGAGAACAACAAATAGTAAGTAGGCTAACAAATTTAACTAAAAATATAAATAATATAAACGATTATAATATACATTTGTCAAAAGATTTGTATTTTCAATATTTATTAGATGTTTTTAATTTAAAAGAGTTTCAAGAAAATGTAAGGTTTGATGGCATTAAAATTATTTTAAATAATAAATTAAAAAAAAATAGTATTCAAATATTTATAAATAATGAATAAAGAAGCAAAAATAGAAATAACAAGTTTTGAGCACTTCATTATAAATGTAGATGGAGTAAAGCATATAAGATATGTTTTAAAAACTATTGTAGATGGAGAACCAATACAATGTAATTTACAAGAAGTTTATCAGGGTTACCCAATAACAAAGGAAGGTTTTATTGAAAGGGCAAGGGAAGGAATGATAAAAGAAAGATACAGGTAGTTTAACAGCTACCTTTTTTTTTGTTAAATTATTGTTAAAATGTTAATAAGTAAAAAATATTTATTATATTTGCTGTATCAAACAATTAAAACAAAACAATTATGAGAACATTTAAGTACAGACAAGAACAGGTAGAAGTTGAATACAATACCTATGACGATGGTGATAAAGAATATCATCCTGAAATTATTATTGAAGCAGTTTATTTTAACGGAGTAAATATACTTCCTATAATGAGCCAAGATGATGAGATAGAATTAAAAGAAGAAATGACCGATAAACTATTTGCATAATGAAAACAGAAATCATAAACGAATTAGACAGCCTTATTCAATTAAGCAAAGATTTAGACAACGCATATATGAAAAATAAATTGCGTGATATTAAAAAGCTATTGCTAAAAGAATGGAACGAATCAGATTTATATTACGAACAAATCAGAGAAGTATTAAAAGAAGAAGAAACAATGAACAATTTAAACAATTTAATGGATTTTAAAAAATAAGATATGGAAGAGTATAGCGATTGCTGTGGTGCAAGTAGACACCATATATTTAACGAACTTTGTGCTGATTGTTTAGAACATTGTTCATTTGAAGAAGAAATAGAAGAAACAACAATTTAAAAACAATTAAGATATGATAACAACATTTGACAACAAACAATGGACCAAAGAAGAACTGTTAGCTAATATGCAAGATGATAGTTTTTACTATGGTTATTTAGGGCAAAACGCTTTAAGTAGTTCAAGTATTAAAACATTGGTAAACTCACCAAAGACTTACTACTTTACAACTAAATACGGAAGCGGTGAAACTCAAGCCTTGCGTGATGGTAAACTATTCCACACAATGATATTAGAACCCGAGAAGTTAAACGATATGATATTTGTAGATGCAGCTACAAAAGCATCGAAGGAATATAAACTTGCAAAAGAAACAGGTAAAGAAGTTTATACTAAAAACGAGAAGAAAGCCGCTGAACGTTTATGTGATGCCTTATTAAGAAACGAAGCAGTAAAACAATACTTAACAAAAGCAGAATACGAAGTACCACAGATAGCAATGATTGATGGAATACCAATAAGAGCAAAAGCAGATATAATAAAAGGAAATACTATTATAGATTTAAAAACCACAACAGGTATAAAAGACTTTCGTTATTCAGCAGATAAATATTCTTATGATTTACAAGCGTGGTTGTATCGTGAAATGTTTGGAGTAGATAACTTTATATTTATAGCTATTGACAAAGGCAGTTTAGATATTGCTATCTTTGAATGTAGTGATGAATTTTACGAGAAAGGCAAACAAAAGTTTGAACAAGGTGTTAGCAACTATAAATACTTTTTTCAAACAGAAGGTGTAGATTTAGACCAATATGTATTAAGAGGAGTATTATAATGGAAGCAAGAACACCATACCAATTCGCAAAAGAATTAATAGACAAGTTTTTACCATACGTTAATTGGAATGATTTGCAGGAAGATTGTACAAACAAACAATGGGCAATAAGAAACGCTAAAGAATGTGCTTTAATTAATCTTGATTATATGGAATCAATTATGATTACTGTTTGGGAATCAGCAGGTGTAAACGAGGGTTGCAGAAGTTCATTTTTATTATCAGTAAGAGAAGAAATAAAAAAATACAATGGAAATAGTAACTAAAGATGAAGCGTTTGCTATGACGCTATATGATATTTCACAAGGTGAATCGTTAGAAGGTATGCGACTTATTTTAAAAGACTATGAAGAGCGTGAGCAGTTTGAAATTTGTGCAGGAATACATTTAGCAATAGAAGTAAGTTCGTTCCTTACATTAACCGCAGTAGTGAATGAGCATTTAGAAAACAATGTAGAATTAACATTTGATGAATTATGATAATAGAAAAAATAAAACAAGAAACAGGAATAGATGTAACCTTAAAAAGCAGAAAGCGTGAACAAGTAGAAATGAAAACATTAGCATCATTTTTATTTAGACAAAAAGGTTATTCTTTAACACAAATAGGAAAAGAGTTAAACTTAAACCACGCAACTATAATACACCATTTAAAAATATATGAAACTGTTAAACACTATAATCCAAAGATACAAGAATTAGAAAATACTATAATAGGAAACAAACCTGATTTAGTAGTTGAATCATTACAGTTTACAAACAAATTAAAAGACATTGAAATAGCAGAACTTAAAAAACAAATAGAACAATTAAAAAAGCAGCATACTAATCAAACTATAAACAGATTAATACCTTTATTAGAACACGAAGACATAAAAGAAAAATTTGAAGCATTTTTAAATATTAACGAGAAAGCAAAATACTATAAGAAATATGACTAAACAACAAACAGCAGTAGAATTTGCAGAAGAATTAATAAATGTAATTTTATATTATTTAGATGATGATGAGTTAGAAAGAATAAAAGAAGTATTTGATGAAGCCAAAGAAATGGAAAAGCAACAGATTATTGAAGCAAGAGTAACAGCTCCTTTAATAAACACCCCATTTGAAAGTGATTATAAGAAAGAAGCAGAACAATACTACAAAGAAACATTTAACAATTAAGATATGGAAGCAAAAGAAAGAGCAGAAAACTATATGAAGCTAAAAGCAGGATATAAACAAACACCCTTACAAAGAATACAAAGAGTAATTAACTTCTATTATAAAAGAGGTTGTAATAAAGAATCAGTAAATACAATTTATAAGAAAATACTAAAAGATAAATTTAAGATATGAAACTACAATTAACAGCATACAATAAAACCTATTCAGTAGAAACTGAAAATGATGATTTAACTATCGAAGATTACTTTGAACACTTTAGAGGTTTATTAATATCAAGTGGTTTTCACCCAAGAACTGTTGATGATTATGTAATTGAACTTTCTGATTTAATAAAAGAAGAACAAGATGCCTGATATAACAATGTGTAACGGACAAGGTTGTGAATTAAAATCAACCTGTTATAGATATAAAGCTGAACCGAGTAGATACGGACAAACGTATTTTACAGAAGCACCTATTGAAGATGAACAATGTGATTACTATTGGGAAGTAGTTTAACAATAAACAAAAGCTATTATTTTTAAGATAAGTATAATTAATATTAATTACTTTTTTAATTATGGAAGATAAAAGAAAAAATAATGGTGGTCATAAAACTGCAGGACGTAAACCAAAAGTAGAAGAACAAAAAGTAAATACATTATTTGTAAATGCTTTAAAGGAATTATACAATGCTGATACAGATGACCAAGCAAAGATTACATTTGTTAAAGAATCATTATTAGCTTCACAGCGTGGACAGTTATTTGTAGCCGAACATATATTTGGTAAGCCAAAAGAAACTATTGAAACAACGCACAATATTAACGACTTCAATATAAAAGATATATTCAAAATTGATAAGTCTGAATAACAAATATAATTTATTAGGTTCTGAAAGTAGATACTTTGTAATTACAGGTGGACGAGGTTCAGGGAAGTCTTATTCTTTGAACTCGTTTCTTTTGTTATTAACTTACGAAGCAGGACACGTTATATTATTTACACGTTACACTTTAACTTCTGCAAACGTATCTATTATTCCTGAATTTATAGACAAGATAGAATCAGCTGATTTAAGCAGAGATTTTTATATTACTAAAGACGAAATCATTAATTTAAAAACAGGCTCTAAAATCTTATTTAAAGGTATTAAAACAAGTAGCGGAACTCAAACAGCTAACTTAAAATCTTTAGCAGGAGTTACAACGTGGGTATTAGATGAAGCTGAAGAGTTAACAGATGAGGAAACATTTGAGAAGATAGACTTTAGTATTAGAACAAAAGGAATACAGAACAGAGTTATATTAGTTTTGAATCCTGCAACTAAAGAACACTTTATATATAAGAAATTCTTTGAGGATAAAGGAATAGAATCAGGAACTAATTTAATCAAAGGAGATACTACATACATTCACACAACTTATTTAGATAATATAGAAAACCTATCAGAATCTTTTATTACTCAAATAGAAAATATTAAGAATAGGAGACCTGAAAAATATAAGCACCAAATATTAGGTGGTTGGTTAGATAAAGCTGAAGGAGTTATATTTAATAATTGGACTATCGGAAAGTACGAGAATGTAGGCACAACTGTTTATGGTCAAGATTTTGGTTTTAGTAATGACCCGACTACATTAATAGAATGCAATATAGACGCTTCTAACAAACGAATATATATTAATGAGCGTTATAGCTTACAAGCATTAACAACGTCGCAGATATATCAATTAAACAAGCAACACTGTTTAGATAGTTTGATAGTTGCAGATAGTGCAGAGCCAAGATTAATAAACGAACTTCAAACATTGGGTTTAAATATAGTGCCAACTATTAAAGGTCAGGGTTCAGTTACTTATGGTATTAGTTTACTGCAAGACTATGATTTAATAATAACACCTGAATCAATTAACTTAATTAAAGAAATGAATAACTATTGTTGGTTAGAAAAAAAATCTAATACTCCAATAGACAAACATAATCATTTAATCGACGCTTTACGTTATGCAGTAAGTTATCAATTAGAGAATCCACACAAAGGAAACTATTATATCTATTAATGACATACGGAGAAATCATAGCTACAATAGAATGTTACATACATTTAAAAACAAATCAAAATGTATTAATAGCTATGCCAAGAAACGTAGGTGAAATAAAGAAAATGAAAGCTATGTACGAAGTTGCTAAATTAAACGTGGCTTATATGTGGCAAGTATAAAAGTTAAATATTTGTTAATTTTTTAATAATTAGTTTGCAGGTTAAAATATTTTATTAATTTTACCTCATCAAATAAAAACAATTAAAAATTATGAGAACAATTACAGGAACAATTTCAGCATCAGTTGCAATGTTAACTGAAAATCATTTAGTACAAATAGCATTTTGTTTATTAACCTTTTATCTTATTTACCGTGAACTTAAAAGCGATAAAGAATTGTCTGAATAACGGAATAACTATTTATCCAATAGCGATAGATGAAAGTTACTTTGAAGGCAAAAGAAAAAAGAATTACGTTAAAATAGAAATCAACGTAAACGGCACAAAGAAAATAGGAAGTGATAAATACAAACAAGATGAAACACTTACTAATAAAGTACACGAGTTGTATGAAGTATTAAATTTAAAGTTAGTTTGATAGTTAATAAGGCGTGAGTTCAGCAATCCACCCAATTACACGCTTCGTGGTGGTAATTAACTAAATTAAGGCAATCAGAAATGGTTGCTTTTTTTTTGTTTTATACAATTCTTACGTTAATTAATTTTTAAAATAAAATATGAAAGTAGATATTAATATACCTGATTCTTTAAATGAAATTACTTTACTTCAATATCAAAAGTTTGACAAACTTATAAAAGATAATGATGCAAGTGATTTTGTTAATCAGAAAACTATCGAAATATTTTGTGGAATAGATTTAAAAGATGTTGCTAAAATTAAAGTTACAGACGTTAACGAAATATTAGAACACCTTAATACAATACTACAACAAAGAACACCATTAAAAAATACTTTTAAATTATCAGGGGTTGAGTTTGGTTTTATACCAAAACTTGAAGATATAACTGCAGGTGAGTTTATAGATTTAGAAAACTATTTAGGTGATGTTGAAACTTTGCATCAAGCAATGGCTGTTTTATTCAGACCTATCAAATCAAAAGTAAAAGGTTTATATACTATTCACGAATACGAATCAAGCTACCAATATGCAGAGGTGATGAAATATATGCCTTTAGATATTGCTTTAGGTGCTATGGTTTTTTTTTGGACTTTGCAGAAAGATTGCGTGAACGCTTTGACGGATTATATACAGAACGAAGTGGAACAGTCGGAACAAGCGAAGCAGGTTTTGGAAAAAAGTGGGGTTGGTATCAGTCAATTTACGCAGCAGCTCAAGGGAATATACTCCGATTCGATGCAGTTACCAAACTTCCAATAACAGCATTAATGATGTGGTTAATGTTTGAGAAAGAAAAAACAGAAATAGAAATTAAAAATTTAAAAATAAATGCTATATAGAATTATAAAAGAAATTAAAGACGTGCTACTTGCCGAGCCTTTTGTTAACACAGTAACGGAAGGAGATATATTTGAAATTGATTTAAACAAACAAACAATGTTTCCTTTAAGTCATATAATTATAAACCAAGCAACGCATCAGGGTAATGTATTGTCTTTTAATATTACTGTTTTATTAATGGATGTTATAAACCAAAAAGATGACAGCAATAAAGTAGATATTTGGAATACACAATTACTTTTAGCCACAAGGGTTTTAAATAGATTGAACAGAGCAGATATTGCTTCTGACTTTTGGGAGTTAACAGGTCAACCTACTTACGAGCCATTTACAGAACGATTTGAGAACGATTTAGCAGGTTGGGCAGTTACGTTTGATGTATTAGTAAGAAACGATATTACTATCTGTTAATGGATAACAAACAAACATATAAATACTTAAACGACTTTGCTAAATATGTTATTCAGCAGAGTAGAAGTAATTTAACTAAAAGCAATAAGAACGTAAATAAGAAGCTATACAATAGTTTGGATAGTGAAATTGAAGTAGGTGCTAATAGTTTTCGTTTAGCTTTTTTAATGGAAGATTATGGTACGTTTCAAGACAAAGGTGTTAGTGGAACAAAAAGAAAGTTTGACACTCCATTTAGTTACAAAAGTAAAAGACCACCTATAAAACCAATTACTGATTGGGTTTCAAGACGTAGATTTCAATTTAAGAATAAAGAAACAGGAAAGTTTATGTCTTATAAATCTACTGCTTATTTAATTGCAGGTGGTATTTTAAAGAACGGAATTAAACCAAGTTTATTTTTTACAAGACCATTTAATAAAGCCTTTGAAAATTTACCTGATGAATTGGCTGAAGCATACGGATTAGACGTTGAACAATTTTTACAATATACAATTAATAAGAAATGAAAAAAATATTTATAAGAAGTCCGTATTTTATTGAAATAGATGAAGTAGACCAAACAAGTGCAAAGATAGAAATATTCTTATGGAACAAAGGAACAACCGAGCCTACTACTCCAACTTATACTTTAACTAAAAACATAGCAAGTCAGTTACAGCCTTTGATAGCTTTTAACGTAGCAAATTATGCAAAGGAATATATTAAGCCTATTGCACCTGTTAGCGTTTCAGTACCTACTGAAGAGAACGTAAAGAATTGGTGCTATATGAAAGTAATAAGGTATTCAAATGATATAGAATTAGATACCGAAACTTTTGTTTGTTTTAATGGATATACTCAATATTTAGACGGGTATAATCAAAGTACCGAAGATGAAGTTGTTCCTTTAGTAAATACTAATATTAAATTAACTACATTTTCAGGGTTTAATTATATAAATGTTTGGCTTGTAGAAGGTACTGATTTTGTTTGGCAAGGTAATGATGACTATTTTTTTAGCACCACAACAGAGGGTCTTTGGAAATTACCTTACGATTATGATCCTTATAGTTTAATTTATGAGGGCTTTGCTGAAATACTTTTTGAAATTAACACAGAACAATTATGCGAGGTTAAATACACTCCTATAATTTGTAAATTTATTAATCGTTTTGGTGGTTGGCAGTTCCTAACCTTTTTTAAAGCTAATAGCAGTTCGATAGACGTAACTTCTAAAGATTTTGATATGTTACCTTCATCAATAAATTATAACGTCTTACAAGGCTCTAAAAAGATATTCAATTCACAAGGTAAACAAAAGATAAAATGTAACACAGGTTGGGTTGATGAAAACTATTTTGAGTTGATACAAGATTTGCTTTTAAGCGAAACTGTTTTATTAGATAATAAACCTGTAACAGTAAAAAGTCAAAGTTCAGAATACAAAACAAATATAAAAGACAAGAACATTAATTACGAAATAGAATTTGAATATAACTTTGGATTAATTAACGATGTAATATAATGGAAGTAGCGTTATACATATACACAGAAAGTTACGAAAATATCACCACTATAACAGCGAATAATTTTAAAGCTCGAGTTATTGCCGATGGTGGTACTTTTGAATCTTTAGATTGCTGTAAACAAGCTATAAATTCTTTAGGTGATAGCTTTGGAAACACAACAACCGCTAAAAGAATTGAATTATTCCAAGATGAAAAAATATCTTTGACTTCATCTATACAAAACGTAAACGATATATCAAAAGTATTTACGGACTACTCGCAAAGTTTTACAATTCCTGCAAGTGATAATAATAACGAAATATTTAGACATTGGTACGAAAATAGTTTGGATAATGGTTTTGACCAACGTGTAAGATATGATGGTTATATTGAACTTGATACACAATTATTTAGAACAGGTAAATGGCAGTTAGAAAGTGCTACAATAAAAAACAATAGAATAGAAGATTATAAGATTACTTTCTATGGTGAATTAAAATCTTTAACTGATAAATTTAGTGAAGATAAATTAAACGATGTACAGGAAATAAATGATTATACTATTGCTTACAGCGGAACAAATGTAAGAAATTTAGTTCAATCTTCTGTTCAACAAGATGTTATGTTTCCATTAATTACTTCTGATAGAGTTTGGCAGTATGGCGTTGGTGGTGCAACTGATATTTCAACAAGTGGTGGAGCGATTAATTATGATGAATTATATCCTGCTATAAAAGTAGCAAGAGTTTTCGATGCTATTGCTGATAAATACAATTTAACTTTTAGTGGTACTTTTTTAAATCAACAAAAATTTAGTAAGGCTTATTTATGGTTGAAAGGAAACGATTCGAGAAGGCTTGTTTCTACAACGCAAAGAAAACAACTTTTATTTAATAATAATAATACTTATTTACCGCAAGTTTTTAATATTGAAAACAACACATATAATTTAGTTAATAGTGGGGCGTCCACGAGCGGACAAGTTGGAATCGGTAGTGGTTTATTAGCTATGAATACTAATTTTAGGATAGTAATAAATTTTCCTGCAATTACAAATCATAGAGTATTTATATACAAAGACGGAGATTTATTTACTACTTTACAATTCAATGCAACTCAGTCAATTACAAATATTCCTAATTCTTTTAGAGGTGGTGCTTATACGTTTTTTGTTGAAGCATTTCAATCAACAACTTATACTTATACTTATTCATTTTCATATACAAGAGTTCGGTTTATTGCTCCGACGTCTGTAACTTTTCCAACAATTACTTTAGGCACAAGTAGCGGAAGTTTAAATTCTAATATTAACTTATTAAATTATATGCCTGATATTAAGGTAGCTGATTTTTTTAGTGGAATATTAAAAATGTTTAACCTTACAGCGTTTTCAACTGATGGAATTAACTTTACATTAGAACAGTTAGAAAATTGGTATTATTTAGGTGGTATAAAAGATTTCAGTGAGTATTGCACAACTGATTTAGATTTTAATAGAATTAAACCATATAAGAAAATTAATTTTGAATACGAAAAAAGTGAGAACCTTTTAAGTAGACAGTTCTTTACAACAAACTCAAGAGAGTACGGAAATTTGAGTTCTACTTTTAACACTGATGGTTCTGATTATTCAATTAAGCTACCATTTGAAAATTTATTATTTAATAAGTTTACAGGTACTAACTTACAAGTTGGATATGCTTTAAAGTCAGACTTAAACCCTTATGCACCAAAACCTATTATTGTATATTTTACTGAAAGAAAATCAGGAACATTATTTATTAATAACGGAAGTGGAGCAACAAACGTATCTAATTTTAATGTATTTGGTCAAGATTGTATTGATACTGCAGATTTAACAAATAACACTTTAAATTGGGGAGTTGAAATTAGTTCTTACTTTTTACAACCTATCAACAATTCATTATTTAATAATTATTATTTAGCTTACTTAAATAACTTGTATTCTTTAAAATCAAGAATGGTAAAAGTTAAAATGCGTTTGCCTTATTTAGAATTATTAAATTTAAGGTTAAACGATAGAATTGTTATTAGAGATAAAAGATATATTATAAACCAATACACAACTGATTTAACAACCTTTGAAAGCGACTTTGAATTAATACAAGATTTTAGAAGTTTAACATTTGATAACGGAACTTCAAGACGTATAGATAATAAAGCGGTTATATTTGATGTATTTACAACTTCAAAAGAGCCATTGACTTGGACAATATTAAGTGATGATGACGCTATGTTAACAGGTGTAACTTCTAACGCAACTTCTGTTACTATACAGGTTAAACCAAATGTGAGCGGTTTAGAAAGAAATGCTTCAATAGTAAGTAACAATAATGATTTAATTACAATTCAACAAGATGCTTAAATTAATATTAGAAATGCTTCCGTTGTTAAAAGAACAAGATAGTGAAGCGATTGCAATAGCAAAAGGAAAATATAAAATGCCCGAAAACTTTAAAGAATTAAAACAAACAATAAAATGGCAATTACAAAGACAATAGAAATAGACGTAAATAGTCAAGGAGCTACAAGCGGAATAAATAACATTACCAATTCTATTGAGCAGTCAGATAAAGCAACTCAATCTTTAAGAAGTCAATTAAGACAAGCACAAGCAGACGTTGCTGAACTTTCTGATAAATTTGGTGCTACTTCTAAAGAAGCTATTGAAGCAGCTAAAAGAGCAGGTCAATTAAAAGACGCTATTGGTGATGCAAAAGCGTTAACTGATGCGTTTAATCCTGATGCTAAATTTAGTGCTTTATCAGGTTCATTATCGGGTGTTGCAAGTGGATTTAGTGCAGTTGAAGGTAGTTTGGCTTTAGCAGGAGTACAAAGTGAAAACTTACAAGAAACAATGGTAAGGCTTCAGGCTGCTATGGCACTTTCACAAGGTTTACAAGGTTTGGGTGAAAGTATAGATAGCTTTAAACAAATGGGTGCGGTTGCAAAAAACGCATTAGCAGGAATAAAAACAGGAATAGCTGCAACAGGTATTGGTCTTTTATTAGTTGCATTGGGTGCGGTTGTTGCTTATTGGGACGACATTAAAGAAGCAGTTGGTGGTGTAAGTAGTGAGCAAGAAGAATTAAATGCTTTGGCTCAAACAAATTTAGATACAGAACAAGATAAATTTAACGCATTATCATTACAAGAAAACACTTTAAAACTTCAAGGAAAATCTGAAAAAGATATTTTGAAAATAAAGATTGCACAAACAGACCAAATGATTAAAGCGTCTGAAATTCAAATTGAGCAGTCAATAGCAACTACAAAAGCACAAACTGAAGCAGCTAAAAGAAATCAAGATATATTAGCAGGAGTATTAAAATTCCTTTCTATACCATTAACAATGATTTTAAAAACAGTTGACGCTGTTGGTTCTGCTTTAGGTAAAGATTTTGGATTAGAAGATAAAGTATTTAAAGGAATATCTTCTTTGGTTTTTGACCCTAAAGAAACTCAAGCCGAAGGTGATAAAGTTGTAGCAGAACAAAGAAAGGCTTTAGCAAAATTAAAAAGCGATAGAGATGGTTTACAATTATCTGTAAATAATATTGACAACCAAGCAAATAAAGAAGCTGCTGATAAAAGAAAGGTAGCTAACGACAAGGCTATACAAAGCGAGAAAGACAAAGCAGATGCTTTAGAACGTATTAGACAAGGAGAAATAAATACCGAAGCGGAACGTAGAGCAGAGGAATTATTTCAAGTTCAAAAGCAATACGCTGATTTAATTTTAGAAGCAGAAAAATATTATGGTAAAAATTCCGAAAAAGTTTTATCTTTAAAGGAAGCACAACGTACAAAAGAAATAGAACTTGCTGATAAGTTTAAAAAAGAAGATAAAGAAAAAGAAGACGCATATTGGATTGCTGAATCAGAAAAAGCTATTGCAAGAGATGAAGAAGCAAAGAAAAAAAGAGAAGCTGATGCTGCCGAAGAAATAGCATTTCAAAAATCAAAAGATGATGCTATTGCAAGTTCAAAACAAAACTTAACAAATATTATATCAGGATTAGAAGAATCAGGTTTAGCAAAAACAAAAGCAGGACAAGGTTTGTCAAAAGCTATTGCTTTAACTCAAATTGGAATTGATAGTGCGGTTGCTATTTCAAAAGCATCTACTTTAGCAAATGCTGAAGGTACTGCCGCTCAATTAGCGTTTCCTATGGCTCCGGGAATTGGTACTGCAGCAAGGATAATTTCATACGCATCTACTGCTTTATCGGTTGTTTCAAACATAGCAAGAGCAAAAAAATTATTATCAAGTGGTGGTTCATCTTCAGGTGGAAGTTCGGGCGGTGGTGGCGGTTCTGCTCCAACAGGTGGCGGTGCTCCTGCTCCTCAATTTAATGTAGTAGGAAATAGCGGTGTTAATCAAATTGCTCAAACATTAGGTGCTCAACAACCTGTTCAGGCTTATGTGGTAGCTTCAAACGTAACTACTCAACAAAGTTTGGATAGAAACATTGTAGCAAACGCTTCACTTGGATAGTATAAACAAATTTGTTTACAAAAAACAATTTAATAAATAATTAATTTTTAAATAAAACAAAATGAATTTAATAGAACTTATTATAGATGACAAAGAAGACTTGCAAGGTGTTGAAGCTATTTCGATAGTAGAAAATCCTGCTATTGAATCTGACTTTGTAGCCTTAAAATCTGAAGAGGTTAAACTTGCTGAAGTAGACAAAGAAAAACGTATTTTAATGGGTGCTGTTTTAATCCCTGAAAAACCTATTTACCGACGTAACGGTGAAGATGAGTATTATATATATTTTTCAAAAGATACTGTCGTAAAAGCGTCGCAGTTGTTTTTAAAGAAAGGAAATCAAGGAAACTCAACTTTAGAACACTCAAAACAAATCGAAGGTTTAACAGTTGTTGAAAGTTGGATAGTTGAAGATTTAACAAAAGACAAAAGTGCTTTATATAATTTAAGCGTTCCTGTTGGTACTTGGATGGCATCTGTAAAAGTTGATAACGATGAAATTTGGAACGATTACGTTAAAACAGGCAAGGTAAAAGGTTTCAGTCTTGAGGGTCATTTTGCAGACCAATTAGAAAAGAAAAAAGAATTATCAAAGGTACTTACTGAAGATGAAGTATTAGTTGAAAAAATAAAAGAAATACTTAAAAACGTATAATGAAAAATACATCTTTTAAAGTTCACGTTCAAGAAGCATCTCAAACAGAAGTTGACGATGTAAACATTGAGCAAGGTGCTATGCTTGTAACCGATGAAGCCTTATTTATGGGTTTCAATGGTCAACAAGTTAGAGTATATCCACCGCAGTCAGCTAATATGGGTTTGGGTTGGGCGAGATACGATGATACACAATATACAAGTGCTTCACCTTTTAATTTTACTACAACCGCTTTTACAATACCAAATAATAAAGGTTTTGTAATTGATACAAATATAAATTCTGAAATAGATTATTATGCAGCTAATAAATTAAGGGCAGAGTTTGAAAACGATGTTTATATAATTACAATAGCGTTTAAGGCACAAATAAGCAACGCAAACGGACACGTTGATATTTACTTTGAAGGCGGTAATGGAACTCCTTACGAAAGATTACGTGACGTTGTAACATTTCCAAAAGGAAACAATCAAGAGCATACATACGCAAAAACCTTTCAATATTATGCTGATGAAGATGTAGTTACAAACGGATTAACTATTAAAATGAAAGCAAGTGACTCGGGTCATATACACGATGTAATTTATTTTATTCAAAGAACACAAAATAATAAATACTAATATGAGCAAACAAACAAAAAGCAGAACAAGTCCAAAGGGCGGAAACAGAGCGTGTCTTTGTCAAGATAGCACTTATAGAAAAGAATGTTGCAATGGTGATTTACAGAATCAAGGAATTGGTTCAACAGTAGGACAAAACTCAAACACAACAATAACAAACATTGATGGAACAAGAACAATAGTTTCTACCAATAATTAATCTTAAAAATATAACAAAAATTTATAATAGTAATTTTAAAACAAAAATCAAATGAGTAATTTAAAATCAATCGGGAACAAATTATTTAAAACTGAACTTGCTAACCACAAAGTTGATTTAGCTTTAGTTGATGATATTAAATCTGAAATACAAAAGTATAAAGGTTTAAAAGATAATGTAGATAAAGCAAGAAATAAAGCTGCTGATTCTGCAATAGCTTATTATGATAACGTAAGAGTTGCTTACCAAAATTCACAAAAAACTGTAGATTTAATAACTCAATTAGAAACTAAAGCAAAAGAATTAGGTTTAGGTGATACAGGATTTGAAAATTGGAAAAAAGAAGCATCAACAAAAGCTGCTGAATATAAGAAATTGGGTTCTTCAGTTGAAGGAATTGCTAAATCATTATAATAACTAAATTAAATATAAATGTCAAACGTAATTAACCAAATTAAAACCTTATTGGGAATGGAAGTAAAACTTGCTCAAATGGCTTTAGAAAATGGTACTATTATCGAAGCTGAAGTATTTGAAGCAGGTGCAAGTGTTTTCATCGTAAACGAAGAAGATAGAATTGCTTTACCTGTTGGAGAATATAAGTTAGAAGATGGTATGATTTTAATCGTAG